TACTTCCATTTTTCTAATAGTGTTTTAAGTCTATCACTTTTTCTATTTTCATCGCTTGCGTCAATCCAAAATTGTGTATCATTCCTTGGTGTGATATAATGCATAACAATGAAATCTCTAAAGAAGTCCCACATTTCAGTCATTTCTGAATTGTAAGCATTCTCAAATAGATTTGTTTGTGGTAAATCTTCTTTAAAGTAATGTTCAAAGAAGTGATTTAACTGCATTAATGTAGCGTGAATAGATGTTGCTTCTAATGGTTCTACAAAGGCACTTGATAGTCCAGTTGATAAACAATTCTTAATCCAAAACTTCTCCATACGACCTGCTTCAAACTTAATAACTTTTCGTACTTCAATCTTTTTATTTAATACAGTTTCTATCTCTTCTAATGCTTTGTCTGCTGTAGTATGATTGTTTGAAAATACATAACCACAACCCATTCTTTTTTGAGTAGGTATCTCCCATAACCAACCATTCTTTTGTGCCCAAGCGTGAGTATAACATCTAATAGGTTGATCTGGTTCATTAGGTAAATTAAAATTAAGTGCTTCATTTACCAATAATTTATCTGCCCAAGATATAAATTTATTGTTTTCTAATTTTGAAATTAATACTTTATGAAATCCTGTACAATCAATAAAGAAGTCACCATTAATATTCTGACCACCTTTAGTTATTACATAATCAATATAACCTTTTTCATCTAAATTAAAATCAACTACTGAGTCATCAATGTGCTCACATCTATTTGATGTTAATGCTTGTTTCTTTAAATATTGTCCTACTTTGTAAGTATCTAAATGATATGCTACAGGTACTTCTTTTATTTGTTTTTGTTCATAAATGTTTTGATATATGTTGTCTTTAAAATAATGAAGTTTGTTTTGATCCATTAATCTGCATTGCAAAGTATTATATTTTATTTTGTTTGCAACGTGATAAATTCTCATCCAATCATAACTACCACTTGGATAACCTATATCATTCTCCCAATTATCTCCTATAGGTGAATTAAAATATTCTCCTACAGTATGCCAATCACTATGTTTGATACCTATCTTAAACGTTGATTCTGTTTCTTTTAAAAAATCTATTTCATTTAAACCTGTATGACGACCACCGTGCTTAATTAGGTCATTCATTAAACCAGTTGTAGATTCACCAACACCAATAATAGGTATTTCTGGTGTAGCAATGACTTTAACTTTTATGTGAGGGGGTGTTCTATTGATGATACTATTAGCAGCAATCCAACCTGCTGTACCACCACCAACTATAATAATATTTTTTATTTTCATATTCTATACTGTTCAAACAAATAATCTTTTAAAGATTCAAAAACTTTTGTTTCTGTTTTATTTAGTCCTTTAAAAAACTGTTTTGTTTGTAGTCCAGTATGAATATTTAACAAAGTATATTGATCTTTCTTTTTAAAGAATTTTATTAAATGCTTCACTTCAAGTCCTCAGGTTTTTCTTTTGGTATTATTTTAACAGTTTCTTTAACGTGAGAATCCTGTTTAACTTTTATTTTAATTTCACCTACTTTTTCTTCTTGTGTTCTAATACTATCTATAATATAAATCACTCTATCAGAATAATCATTTGTAGTAGAATAACTTGTTAAAGTTTTAATTAATTTTTTAGGATCTAATGGTTGATCCCATAATATCATATTTCGTCTTGTATCTCTAAATTCTTCATAAGCGTGATGTTTATTTAATAGTTCTACAAAGAATTTTACACTTTGACACTTTGTAGGAAATACTCTAACACCCCAACCTTTCCACTTTGTTCTACCCTCTAATAACATATGTGGTACGTCTTTATCATAAGTTCTTATACCAAATAGATTGTTACCCTCTTTAGCGAAACGACTTGTACCCCAACCTGATTCTAATGCTGCTTGAGCAACTATCATTTCAATTGGTACTCTTTCGAATCTTGGTGTTTCAAAATTTACCCAATCAACACATTTACGAACAGCAGTAACAAATTGAATATCATTATTATATTCAAAAGATGGTTCATTTAAACCTAAATTATTTGCCCAATTTGTATAAAAGTTTTCTGCTTGAAGTCTTAATTTATATTTGATATATGGATTAGGAAAAAATGTACCTGTGCCATACACAATTAAAATACTTAATAGTATTAATAGAAATTTATTAAATGCTTGTTTGATTTTTTTCTTATTGATAGACACCAGTTTTTACCGCCTGTTTCAATTTAAATACATTATTAAAGTAAGGTGTTAAAACTGCTTTTCGATATTCAAAAGGTTTTTTAGGACCTTCCATATCTCTTTCACCAGCACTTTGATGCTTTAAGATGCCTTTTAAGTATAAGTCTAATCCTATGTTCCATTCTGGATCCATCCTTTGACCTATTTTTACTAAAGGTGTAGAATAAGTATTACGTGGTGCTTTTAAGACTTTTTGAATTAAGTCTATTTCTTTTTTTGTTAGTTTTTTTGGTTGCATAATATAGTCCTTTCTATAATTTTAAACCTGCGTAGTTAAATTTTGGTCTAAATGAGTAAAACAATTTGTTGTGATTGCCTGAATCACCTTTTACTTTCATTTGCCATAAGTGTATCATTTCGTGCCCTAGTGTATCAATAAATTCTTTTTGAGATGGATAAGATGGTCTCATTTTTAAACAAAAATGTGTTCTACCTGATTTAAATTTTTCGTATTCTACACAACCAACACAATCTCTTAAATTAACTAATTTTATTTCATCAAAGGCAGGAACTTCATTGTTAAAAATAGATTCATTTAAAGTCTTTAACCACTTTTTAATTTTAGTGATTGAAGTTTTAAACGTTTTAGAATCAGATATTTCATTCATCTGTTTTCTTAACTTTAGTGCCTTGTGTCTTCTGGTATGTTTTCCCACTGGTAATATTCCTTTTAAATTTTTCATTTATTTAAATATAACCTTTCCACTACCTACAAGTATGTAATCACTCAAAATTAATTTCATATTATATACAGTTGTCGTCTTCTATCTTTGAACCTTTTAACAATTCACATTTGTATTTTTTATCTGCTTTTAATCTCATATCAGCAGCAATACCATCTAAAATTGAAGGCAAATACTTTTGCAATATAGTAATTGACTCAATAGCAAATTGATGAGCAAGACCTTCTAATTCAGATTCCATCAACTTACTTATATCAACATTTGTACCATTCACTTTTGACGTAATAATGTGACCTATAACTGCTGTGTTATAATCACTTATTTGTATTTTCTTTTCATCAGCACTTGCTATTGATGAAAATACCCATAACATCATTGCGAATAGAACGTTTATCATTATAAAGTTTCTTAACATAGTATATCTCCTTTGTTTATACGTATATAATACCATATTTTTAAGGTATCGTCAAGCATTATTTTCACTTTTTTTGAAATAAAAAAGTCAATAAAATCAACGTTTTATACGTAAGATATACCTCTAGTTGAGAATCATTCTCAACTGGAACACTATTCTACTACTATATTTATCTATTTTAGAGCGGGATCAACCACAAACGAATCATTCCAACCAAACGCTTCTTTTACAACGTTTTCTGTAAGACCTTTGTAGTGTTTATTTAACTCTTTATCCTTAACAGCGATCAATGCTTTTGCTTCATTCTTTTCAAGTGCTTCTAATACTTGAATAAACATTGTTTCTTTTCTAGTTTTAGATAATGTGTTATCTCCACCTTCTACGAAACGAAAAAGTTTTCTTGTTTCATCAAATAGAGTTGTGTGTTCAGTACCAATTGGTGCTTCATTCTCCTTATAAGGCGGTATGCCTTCAGGTAAATCCCATTTAATTTTAGGATCAAATGCACCTTTTAATACTTGTCTTAATTGTGGTGAGTCGTTTTCTTTGAGTACTGCAATCTTTTTAGGTTTATCTTTTGCATTATTAACCTTTGTAAAAATTTCATTCATAAGCACCCTTGTTCCTGTCATTGTATTAGCAAAACTTTGCATTAGTTTTGGATTCATCAACGATGGATGTCTTTGTTTTTCTTCCATTTTATTTTCTCCTTTTAAAAGTCATTTAGTTGTTCCATTAATGTCTTCAACTGTTTATTTATAAAGTAAGGCAGCAGGTTACTTTTTGGTGCTACCTTTTGATTATAATACATATCAAGTATATTAGTCTTAATACTTTCAGGTATTTCATTTAAATCTATTAAAGTTTTGTTTCTATAATAGTTCTTTTTTGTTTCAGGTCCTAAAGGAACATAATCTGTTTCAAACCATTCTGCTAATCTTTTTTTAGATAGTGGTTTTTGTTTCACTCCTTTTACAAAAACATCATCAGCAGATAATACATTTGGTATTCCATCTGACCTATCTCCTCTTAATATATGTTCTTGTAAATATGCTACTGGATCTTCGTGCGTTACATATTTCTTTTGTATTGGTGCATATTGTTTTACATTTGGATTAGTTTGTAATTGTATAAAATCTTTATCACCTGACACTATCATATACTTGTCATCTTTGTTTTCTAAAACTAAAGTAGCAATAATATCATCTGACTCAGCACCTTCGATCTCCACAAACCTATAAGGTAAATTATCTCTTATCTCATATTTAATTCTGTTTAATATTTCAAATAAATGGTTCCAATCTAAACCTGAATTTTCTCTATCTTTTTTTCTACTCATTTTGTAGTATGGAAATATATCTCTTCTCCAATACTTATAACTATCACTTGAAATAACAATTTCACCATACTCTTTACCAAAGTTCATATTGATAGAACGCAACGCTCTTAATATCATATGTCTTACTAAATGCTCTGATACTTCTACTTTACCACCACCCATTTGTGCCATTAAATTTGATAGTGTTATTTGTGATAGATCAACTATAATCATTTTATATTCCTAACCAGTTGTATGTTGCTCTCATTGATAATATTAAATACATTAATTCCATTAGTGCTCTCGGCCAATCTTTATCTTTTAATCCAAAATATACCCACATTATACAAGCGATTACACTAAAAGTCCAACCTACCCATTGTGTAGCAATTACAGCAGATGATAATATATAAGCAGATAGTATGGCAACTAAAAAACCTATCCATCTACCTTTATTTAAGTCTTTGTAATATCGTATCTTCATCTCAATCCTTGTTTCATTAATGTATTATAAGCAACACCATTTTCGATCTCTGGTATTGTAAATTGATTTTCTACTACAAATTTAATCCATTCATTGACAGTTTTAGCACCTGGTCTTAATGGCTTATTAATCTTTGTTATATCTCTACTTGTTATTTGAGATGTTACATTTAATTGATGTGTAAACGCAGGTACTTGATTAAGTACAGCATCAATAGCAGACAATGACATATTAGTTACTAATGCGTGACAATCTTTTAAGTCGTCTTTTATATCTGTATTCCACCATTGATTGCCAGGTCTAGGTTTATTTCTAACTCTAATCTCTTTATCTGTCCATTTCTTTAATTCTTCGGTGACTTGATATATCCAAGTTTCTTGGTCGATACCATTTGTATGAAATGTTACAGTAGGAGAAGAAGGACAAACTAATATGTGTTTTGTTTCACCGGTCAACCAACCTTTAAACTCTACGTTGATACCTTTATGTCTTAAATCATTTAATCGTTGACCGTCGCCAACACTACCATTTTGAGTATGAATATAACCTTTACATATTCTAAAGTATGTCTTATCGTAATCGTGTATTTTAGGTATAGGATAACGTGTAATAGGTTCAGTGAAATAACCAGTGTCAACATACCACCATTCTTCACCTTTTGCTTTAACTTCAGCAATTTCTTTTACATTACTACCACCTAATCCCCAAAAAAAGTGTATCGGTTTATCTTCATCTTTCCAACCTTTTTGTATCGCAGGCCAAATTTGATGTGATAAACAATCACCCCAGGATAACTTATGACATAT